TGTATCGCATATCACTCTTTCGAGTGTCGTCGTACTTCAAGGGATTGGACTATAACTTAAGCTCTTAGTACAATTAAGTACTTCAAGCCCACTACCATTTAGTCTCTGAACTGCATTCATGCTGACTTAAGATAATCATATGCTTTATTTAGTTTTTCTTCATCAGATAATGTTTTAGAAGTGAAATATTTTGTAGGAAGTATGGGATGATTAATAACGCTGTATCCTGCTGATTGATATTGTGCAGGTCGTGCTTTTACATAAACGATATACATTGGTAATTCAGCATGTGTTTTCTTATGCGCTTTAGATAAGGATAACTTATGTTCAAGAGTAAGTTCTTTTCCATAAAAATGATGGTTTACTCCACGTTTTGCATCGGATATTGCTAATTTAGCACTATCGGATCGTGGCTTTCCAAAATTATGGTTCTTTTCTCCTAATTTAGCGTCACGCATACGTTGTTTAGACGCATCACTATGTTTTCCTTTATCGCCACCTGTTCGGATATTATATCCATTTGGCTCCAATGTATTATATAAATCAATAAATTTTGATTCATATTCGTCTAATTTATCATTATTAATCATCAATACTATTTCAAACTTCATGTTATCTTTGCCATATTTACGTATCGCATTTTCAAGTACGATACAACTATTTGAAAGTTTACAATGTTCATTAAAACGTTTTTGATAATTACGTTCTGTTTGACCAATGTATCGTTTCCCAGATGGCGAAGTAATACAATAAATGTATCCCATTACTGTTATAAAGCATATTTATCTTAAGTAGTTTAGAACTTGGCTGCGGATTGCCCATTTCGATGTAGTATCTCATTTTTAACATTGTTACCGTACCTGAGGTATGTTCTCAGCCATCATCTCTTTTCAAAAATGACTTGGTAGTTAAAACTTTAGGGTGTTCCCGCAATTTGATAATGTTGCAATTTGTTTATAAACAAATCACTAGCGACTGTGGGCTATTCTATTTAAAGAGTAGTTGGCTCCACTAACAGACTTTATCAGATGATTATGCCAATTCTCATCTGCTGATCACTTTTCAACCCCTTTTAATATGTTGAGGTGATTTGAGGGTTGCCAGTCAGGTAAACGTCCTGGGCCCCGTAGGCTACGAGCTGCATCAAACCGCCGCCAGTCATGAATGTTCTATACCTTCCTATTAGAAAAAAATTTTGGAAAACTTCATTTTTTTAAAAATTAAATTCTTTGAGGAAGATTCAAACCACCGGAAGGATTCATTCATAAATAACAATCATATGTATATTAAAAGTAGCTTTACAACTTTCTTTACAATATATGCGCACATAATTATAAAAACTATGGGTCGTGCCGGATGATCTAAATAAAATTTGATTTAGTACTAAGAAGTAGAAGGATGTCAGAAATGACCGAAGAGAAACCAAAATATATTCGCAAAAAAATGCGAGCATGGTAGGTATTCTTTTCAATGTAAGGATTGCAATGGAACATCCATTTGTAGTCATAATACTTATAAAAGTATTTGTAAATTGTGTAATGGTGCAGGATTATGTATTCATAAACGAATTAAACATAATTGTATAGAATGCCATGGAGCAAGCATTTGCGATCACGGTAAGCGACGTAGTCGCTGTTTGGAATGTAAGGGAGGTAGTGTCGTTCATTTGGATGAAGAGGAGCTGGAACGTCGTGTTGCACAGTTAATTAATTGTATTAATTTACATAAAGGCGTGGAACCTGCTGAGCAGCTCACGATAGAGTATTTGTTTTATGGGTTAGTGTACAAGTGCGTTTAAATACCAATCCATGTTTTTACTACGGTACTACAAATCTCATCATATGCCCTACCTAAAACGATAGTATAACATACCAAGTAAGTGTCTATGAACGACAGCGCTTTCTTTAAGGTAAAAAGTTCTAAGAGAAGCAATGCAGAAGCGCGCACAACGCTGGATGCAATTCATCATCAAAAAGTGCAGAACATGATGGAACAAAAAGACAATATTAAAGACATGAAAGATGAGTTGGATAATCTTAGAAGAAAAATCCGTGAGGCCACCACCGATATGGAAATCTGGCGTTTGGAGCGAGACGCAGAAGCGTTAGAAAAGCGAATGAAAACAATCGAGGATGGATCCGATTTGATGGACTATTATCTTCGGTCAGGCGATATTTTATACAATTACTACGATATTCAAGATCAAATCCAGAAAGGTACACAAAACTTTAGTGCAAATAAAGCCAAGCCTGGTTCTATCTTAGCAATTTTGGAAGAGGTGGCACAAGATGAAGAACAGGATGATGCCTATCGAACCTCCATCGCAGGTTCTACAAATAAAGGGCTTCAACGCAATCAACTTCTCAACGATTATTTGCAGTTAGAGGATCCCTCTATGGCACGTAACACAGCCGATGAATACGACGATCCCTGGACATTGTGTGAACGGTGTGGAAATGAAATGATTATGTGTCTAAATGAAGCCAATCTGACATGTTCCAAGTGCGGACATCAGGAATTCATTTTGGTAGACAGTGATAAGCCATCCTACAAGGATCCGCCTCGCGAAGTATCGTATTATGCCTATAAAAAGATTAATCATTTCAATGAGTGGTTAGCGCAATTCCAAGCCAAGGAAAGCACAGAAATTCCCGCCGATATTTATGATACGATTTTGGTTCAACTGAAAAAGGAGCGAATTACGAACATGTCCTCATTAAAGCCCACCAAGTTGCGCGAAATTCTACGAAAGATGAAATGCTCCAAATACTATGAACATATTCCACATATTATTAATCGTCTCAATGGGCAAAATGCCCCGTTTATGTCTCGTGAAGATGAGGAGAAGTTGCGACACATGTTTCGTGAGATTCAACCGTCCTTTAAGAAACATTGTCCAAAAGGACGACGAAATTTTTTGTCATATGGATACGTGCTTTATAAGTTCTGCGAACTGTTGGAGATGGATGAGTATTTGGCATGTTTCCCTCTTCTCAAAAATCGCGATAAACTGTATTTGCAGGATAAGACGTGGCAGCGCATATGTCAAGAGATGCGTTGGTCATTTATTAGGACAGTGTAATTTCACTTATTCAATGTAAATTTTTAATAGTTCACTAAAATAAATGTAGCACTAACAACTTTTCTACATTTATTTTATAAAAATCCAACCCTTTAGAAAGATGGCCTCCCAGCTCCTCTACCAATTGGCAACGCATACAGCTGTCCCCCTTCTGTCCTCCAGTATATCTCGTCTTTATACCTATTGGTATACCCCTTCAGAAACTTCTGTACGAGCTGAAACATGCCCCACTAATGCAGAGCAAGAACTGGATGCCATTCACATGGATCGGCTGTTAAAATGGATGCATATCATTTTTGACAGTGATGCACGTAGTGATGCACACAGTAATGCACACAGTGCATTAACGCCTGGTCAAGAATCGCACAAAGAATACAAGAAAGAACTGTATAGCATATATGTGGGGATTGTATCGGATTACAAACAATATCAGCAATGGAAACACTATAACCACACACTTTGGTTAATGTCCTCGTATCGTAAAAAAAATACAAAGGCACTTGCTGCCAAGATTCTTGGTGATATTAAATCCTTTCATGATGGATTGCAGATGTTTGCGCTTTTTTCCAAGTCCTAAAGCACATGCCCTATACTATGTATACTGTGATTTTCTAAAAGTGCAATGTCCTATTTATTACAGCATCTCACCTTTTTAGAACAGCGCATGCGAACCATTCGGCACCTCCCCAGTGCATTTGAGTATTATGCAGCGAAGCAGATGACGCTTTTCCATAAAATACCATTTTATGTTTATCAGGATATTTCACCTGTTCAAAAGCAACGGTTTGGATTCCCTCTTCAGGACAAGGGTGTTGACTTAGCAGATGAACACTTTACGCACATCGCACAAGTGAAATATTATGGGCATGGGAAAATGATTCATTATGGAGCCCTTTCTACCTTCTTGGGTACCCCTATTCTGGTGGGCAAACGAAATCTTCCTATGACGCTGATTCGAACACGGCATTCTGTGCTGCACCCAGAACTGCAAAATATTGTAGACCGACGCGATATTACCGATTTCAAACTGTGCTCGACAGAGTTTCTGGGGGAGATGCTTTAATTACGTACGCATCCATCCCATAATAGCACTACTATACGGATTTACAGTGCGTATTCCATTTCTTGCCGAGGTGTTTTGCTCGGCAACAATGACTGCCGACTGGTTGAGAACTTTGATAATGATGGCAACATGCCCTGATGTTTTATACATCCCAGCCTGTTTCCATATGAGTATGTCGCCTACGCGGGGCGGTTGCTCGTCTGTATTTGCAATATAGCTGAAGGGATGCTGTAAAGATAGAATATCCATTGCGTGATACATGTAAGGAATGTAGACACGATAGGCATGCATATACCATCTTTTTACAAATTCAACCGATTGATCGCCTATTGGTTTTAGGACGCTGTGTTTATTGACATAGGTACTATCATCGTAGATAGGTATCCCGTATGGAGCATAGCCTTTGATGTGGCGCATCTATTATGGGGGAGGGGAAAGGAGCGGCTCCGGTAGAATACACACTCCTAACCCTACTCCAGAACTTAAACTATAATATGACATATACATGTAGATAAAATGGCATGTACCCAAAACAGTAAGAAATTATGTGGTAATATGACATGTGGTGTATGTGCACCTCGATCTTTCGCGAATCATCCTAAGGCAAAGTATTGGAGTAGTAAAAATATTGATGAGCCTGAATATGTCATGAAACATAGTAATAAAAAATACAAGTTTGATTGTGAGTATTGTAATCATGAGATAGAACTTATAATAAATCACATAACGAGCGGTTCATGGTGTGCATATTGTAATAAACATAGTTTATGTGAAATTGAAAATTGTTTATTTTGCTTTCAGAAATCATTCGCATCTCATGCAATGGCAACACAGTGGTCTTCTAAAAATACATTTACTCCACGACAAGTAACACGAAGCTCTGAAAAAAAATGTTGGTTTGATTGTTCTACCTGTAATCATTCCTTTCAAACTATACTATTCAGTATTAATAAAGACAAATATTGTCCATATTGTACAAGTCAAGCGCTATGTGAAAGTGATGACTGTAAAGTATGTTTTGA